GAGAGCGCTACCAGGCCGGAATAAAGCGCGTCGTTCCGTTGTCGTTGATCGCAATCCATTTTGTCGGATTGCCGGCAGCCGGTGCATTGGTCAGCGTGCCGGCTTGCGCTCCGGCGCCATTTGTATAACTTGCCTGCGTGCGCGCCAACATCCCGGCGACTTGCTGCATCCCGCTGGAAAACGTAGTAGGTGTGGGGCTTTGATGACTGCCGTCAATGTCGATGTTGGCAGGCGATGTACTCAGCGCAAATCCCCAGGTTGCCGTGCCGCTATCAAAGCCGTTGTTGCGGGCAAATACCGTCGATGCTGCGAGGTTATATAAGGCGCCGGCGGTTGCCGATCCGGTTCCTCCGGTCGAGACGTGGTTGCTTCGCAGCGCCAAGCCGAGCACATTTCCCACTGCGTTGACTGCCGCTGCGCTACTGTATGTCCCAGATGATGGACCGCTCGACAACACTTGGAATATATTTCCTGAAAGCTCGATGTTGCTCAGCGAACTGCCGAGCTCGACACACGCGCAATTCCCTTCATCTTCAAAATAATTGTTCAAGATTTGCACTTTGGTGGAATTGTCCAAATGGATTGTCGGCGTCGTAATGGAGGTTCCCAAGTGGCGCTCAAACCTGTTCGCAAATATGAAAATGCCGGTCCCGCTGCTTTGGAACAATGCCTGCTGCGCATAGCCAAAAAAAGCACAACCATAGACGAAAATCGCTTGTACCAGGCCATAGCCAACCGGATGTAAACTCAATCCACACACGCCAGCAGCATTGAACGTGCATTGATAGATACAAACACTGAAAGTGCCGCCGGCCGAGATGGAGACCGATGTCAATTGCACCTGCGTCCCGCCGCCTTGGAAATAAATCCTTTCAAAGTTGATCCCGTTCACGGCGCGGGCTGTCTGCAGGAGTATGTTCGTGGTTGACGTCGATGAGATTTGTAAATCGCGCAATGTCACATTTGTGATGGGAGTGCCGCTGGTTATGGCAATTCCGACAGTATTACCGGTGTAATTGATGATCGATTGTGCACTTGTTCCGACGACATTGATGCCGGATACGGCAATATTGAGTGTGGCGGAAACCAAATAAGTGCCAGTCGGCAGAAAGACCGTCCCGCCCGTGGCATTGCCAACGGCTGTAATGGCATTCTGGATAGCGGTCGTGTCGTCGTGCGTGTTGTCGCCAAAGGCACCAAATTGTTTGACACTGGCAACCGTGGCAATGACGATCTGCCACCATTGTCCGTCGGCAGACTGGAACCCGCCCGGAGTGGAGCCGCCGGCATGCGAATAATATGCCCCACCGCCATCGCCCGCAGTGGTGTAGCCCAACGTTTGCACGCTTTGAATGGTGCTCGGAATGCTGGTGGCCGCAGCCTGCGCAACTGTGTTGAACTGCGAATAACCGGACAGTACGTTGGCGATCGGGATGGCTTCGCTGGGGCCAGCGCCGGCGGCCAAGCGGCCAACAACGGTATTTGATGGCAACGTCGGGGGAAAGGCGAGAACGGTCATCCCGCAGCCATGAACAAGAACGCTACATTATTCAACGCACTGAGTGCGTTGAACAGGACACGCCGACCATGGCCTTATGCGCGGCATGCCCGAATTCCTCTCCCCCATCGACATCGGCAACCGTGCGCTGCAGCACGTCGGCGCCGAACTCATGGACGCAACGCTGGGCTTTACCGAGAATAGCAAGCGCGCCCAGCATGTCAGCTTTAATTACGGCAAGCTGCGTCGCGCCGAATTGCGCCGTAATGGCTGGCGCTTTGCCATCAGGAAGGCCGCGCTACGTGCCGTTGACAGCAACACGATGCTACTTGCGCCAGCATTATGGAGCTCGACCGCCACCTATTTTGCCAATGCGATTATTATGGATCAAAACAATACGTTCTGGCGCTCGCTCGTTAATGCCAACACCGGCACCCAGCCTGGCCAGGTTGGAACTGACTTCGCTTGGGAGCCCTATTTTGGGCCACTGAGCGTCTCGCTCTACGACAGCAGCCAAGCCTATTTTGCTGGCGAGATCGTCTACACCATGGCCGGCGATGGCACCTACAACGTCTATTATTCCAACGTGAACGCGAATGCGGTCCATCCAGCTGTGCCAAATCAATGGTCGAATTCGACCACTTACTTTCAGGCCCAGACAGTGCAGGCGTTTCCAGCCTGGTCGAACGTCACAACCTATTCGCGGGGACAGACCGTCATTGATGGCGGTGGCAATACGTATACGTCGCTTACCAACGCCAATCTCAACAACGTACCGTCGACAAGCCCGTCGCAATGGGCGCTGCAGCCTACGCTCATTCTACAGTCCCAGGCTGTGCCAATCTTCGGCAACACCTTCGTGCAAGGACCGCAGAGTTCGCCGGTCCTCGAATGGACGATCGGCAGCACCTATTCGATAGGCACCTTCGTGATGTTCGATGCTTCGATGTGGGTGTCGATCGCCAACAACAATACTGGCAACATTCCCGATACGCCGAGCTCGAGTTTTTGGGCCGCCGTGACCGGCGGCACTTTTGCCACGAGCGCGATTGATCTCAACTTCGACAACAGCCCAATTGGCAACCCGGCCTGGTCAAGTCTCACCACCTACGCCGAGGACGCGCTGGTGACCGGTTCGGACAACAACGTTTACATCTCAACCATTGCCGGCAATCTCAACCATAATCCAGTCGGCGATAACAACGTGCATTGGCTGTTGGTATGGGCCATTAGTTTTGCAGGTGTCGGCACCGGTAATTCACAATGGTCGCAGATCGGCGGTGCCGCTGTGCCGAATGGTGTGGCGCTTGCCAGCATTCCGATCGGCTATCCGATCAATTCCGGTCCAATCAGCGGCATGAATGGCCAGATGGCCGCAAACCGTAACCTGTATCGTTTGCCCGCCGGTTATCTGTGCCCGGTGGGACAGGATCCCAAGGCTGGTTCGATCTCATTTCTCGGTGCGCCGTCGGGATTGATGTATCGCGACTGGAATATCGAGGGCAATTTTATCGTCACTCAAGACAGCGCAACGATCGTTTTCCGCTTTGTCGCTGACTACACTAACGTACCCGGCATGGACGACATGTTTTGCGAGGGCTTGGCGGCGCGCATCGCAGAAGCCATTTGTGAACCGCTCACGCAGTCGACGGCAAAAATCCAGTCGATCCGATTGACCTATAAGGAAAGAATGGGTGAGGCACGATTGCGCAACGCGATCGAGATCGGTGCCGAGGAGCCGCCGATGGATGATTATCTGAGCACAAGATATTGACATGCCCGATGCCTCTTACGTTCAGGCCGGGTTTTCCGGCGGCGCCTGGAGTAAATTCGCACAAGGCCGTTATCACGATCAGAAATATCGCACCGCACTCAATGTCTGTCTCAATTTAATCCCGACTGAGCAGGAAGCGATCGTGCGGCGGCCGGGTACGCTCTTTGCCGGGTTCACCCGCAATGGTCTTCCTGGGCGCGTGCTCAGCTTCGCCTTCCAGCAACAATTTCCCTATACCCTGGAATTGACCGATGGCCATCTGCGTATGCGCAGCGGCCTTTCCATTATTCCGGATCAGACGGCGTCTTCGTTTACTATAACAAGCGCCAATCCAGCCGTGCTCGTCCTGTCGTCGCCTATGAGTTGGGCGACTGGCGATCAGATTTTTTTCATCGGCAATTCGAGCCCGTTACTGCAGAACCGGACATTCACCCTAACCAAGATTAGCAGCACTCAATTCTCGCTCGCGGACGGGATTACCGGGCTATCAATCGACGGTTCGACGCTCGGTGCTCCTAGCGGCGGATATGCCAATCGAATTCTCGATTTCCCAACTTCTTATGTTAGTGGGCAATGGAGTGCAGTGCGCTCGGTGCAGACTGAGACTATCAGTTTTCTGTTGCATGGCCTGCATCAGCCGCAAGCGCTTAGCGTGTTCGTACAGCCCAGTCCTACGCTTGGTGCCGTTTTCACGCTGGCGCCGGCCGCGTTCAATGATGGTCCCTATTTCGATCCGTTCACGAACGGCGTGCAAGCCAATCCATCCGGCACGACCGGCGTCATCATTTTATCGCTATCGTATCCGGCTTGGAGCTCGACGACTGCCTATCCCAAGGGCGCCTTCGTTACCTCGGCGGCTCTGAATTACGAGAGCCTGATCGACCAGAACGTCGGCATTACGCCCGCGGGTAACCCAGCACAGTGGCAACCGGTGCCTTCCGGCGCCGGCATCAATGCAGGCCAAGGCTTTCTCGGCAGTGATGTGGGCCGTCTCGTGCGGCTGTTTTCTGAGCCGGCATTATGGACCGCGGGCTCAACTTATGCCCAAGGCGCAGTAATTTCCTACAATCCGAATGGCCTGCCCGGGCAAACAACCTATTGGCAATCGCTGGTGGCCGGCAATATTGGCAATCTGCCCGGTGCTGATCTTACCCATTGGCAAATACTTGATCAGGGCGGCACTTCCTCGCCCGCCATCTGGACGTGGGGCAAGATCACCTCGCTTGCCAACGCAATCAGCGGTTCAATCCCTGGCGGCGTCATCTTTGGCAACATGCTCACACTGGCGGCTTCGTTTGATGGAAACTATCCGAAGCCAGCAAGCGGTTCTACTGGCATCCAGAACACATGGAATTTCTTAGCAGCACCCGGCACCATATTTTCTGTCACGGGTGCCTATGTTGGCATGAATTACACTGGCGCCTCGCCGCAAGCCATCGATCATGTGACGATCTATCCGTCTAGCGATCTCGGAATTGCTGATGGCAATTACACAACAGTACCATACAATCTCCATCTCAAGTTTGCCCCATCCGTCACCATCAATCTGCGCGCAAAGAACTCGGCACCGGCAAATTCTTCGGACGGGACGCTGCTTGGCACGATTGGTCCGATAGGAAACACGACTTCAGCAATCACCATCATTTCAACCGACCAAATCACAACTTGGAACTATGTATGGGTGGAAATCTCTGCCACGGCTTATCCCGGCTATTATGCCACGAACGAGACTTTAGCAATCTATGATTCACAAGTTTTGTTTTTTAACCCGCCGACTGCTTCGACTTCGAGCAACGCCGTCAATGTAGAACTTCTCGGCCCTGCACTGCTTTATACGAGTGCGATCCGCACCTGGCGGTTAGGTTTGTATTCGGACACGACCGGCTGGCCGACTGCGGGCACTTACAGCGACGGCCGGATATGGCTCTCCGGTGTTCTGCCCAATCGCATCGACAGCAGCGTGTCTAACGGCGTGCCCACAAATGTCAGTGTACCAGTGCAGGCCTTCGGATCGGGTCAGGTCATTCAGCCCAGCACGGCGGTGAACTTCGCGCCGACGGATCAATACGGCAATGTTCTCGCCTCCTCGGCGATCTCAATCATATTCAATGCCCCTGATGCCAATCCAATCTTTTGGATGATCCCTGACCTGCAGGGCATCATCTGCGGCACCCGTGCTGGTGAATGGCTGGTGCAGGCGCCAACCGCCGGGCCGATCTCGCCGGTCAACATCGGCGCACGCCGTGTTACCACAATCGGCTGTGCCAATATCGAGCCGCGGCGCAGCGAACACACGACGCTTTTCGTGCAAAAGTTCAACCGCAAGATCATGGAATATTTTGCCGACGTATTCTCCGGCAAATTCACTGCCCCGCATATCACGTTCTACAGCAAGCATCTCACTATTCCGGGGGTGCAGGAAATTGCCTATCAGCAGGAACTCAATCCGATCGTGTGG